CGGTTCAACTGGTTCTGGATCATCTGGTTCGCAGATCCAGCGTTGAACTGATTCATGCTGTTGCCCTGGCCGGCGTTGAACATCGAGTTCGTGTTCTGCGCTCCAGCGTTGAACTGCCCCATGTTCTGAGCGAGGTTTGCATTGCGGTTCAGGTCGTTCTGTCCGAGCGTCGAATTGAACTGCTGAGTGCCCAAGCCCAAGTTGGCGTTGAACTGGCCCATGTTGTTCAACTGACCCGCGTTGAACATTCCGAGTTGCCCAGCCGCGCCGAGGTTTCGAGAGAGGTCGCCAGCCTGAAGACCTGAGTTGAACTGCTGACCCTGGAAGGCGTTGCCTGCGTTGAACGTGTTCAGTGCTTGGTTTCGATTGAGTTGGTTCTCGGCAAGCCCTTGTTGCATGCCGTAGTCCTGCATTCGCATCGAGTTCGACATGTTCCCAATGGACGTGCCGAGATCCCGCATTGCGTCCTGCTGAAGACCCTGAACCCCGGTGTTCCCAAAGCTTCCGGACTGCTGCGCCATGCGGTCAAACTGAGGCATGACCGAGCGGGTAAAGTTCCGCGTCATGTCCGCAGCGTTCGCGTCGATTGCTTGGTTCAAAAACGGATTCGACCCGGCGTAAGCATTCGTCCCCGCGCCTTGAGCGGCTTGGTAATTGACACCTTGAGTCGTCTGACCAAGGTACGGGTTTTGACCAGCAGTTGCGGCACCGACAGGACCGACACCGGCGATGCCCTGAGACTGCGCGCCGATGTACGGGTTGACCGCTTGCGATGCGGAAGCCCGGTTAGTCGTGGCGCCAGCGAAGGAACCTAGAGGCGTGTCTTGTTGGTAGTAGCCCGTTTGAAGCGGGTTCTGTGCGTACCCGTAGGGCGAGAAGTTGCCGGTCTGCGTGCCGTTACTGAAAATCAGGCTCATGTCGCCCCCTTAAACCAAGAGCCACTGCGAGCCATCCGAGAACAGTTCCCGCGATTGCCAGGCAGTGGTGAGAGTTGTCGAAGCAGCGCCGTCGATATTTCCCGACGTGCTCTGAACGGTGATCGTGTGCGTTGTGTTGTTCCCGCGCTTCACAACGATTCGCTTGCCTTTCATGACACTTGCGCGAGGAATCGTGAGCGTGAAAGGACCGCTCGGAGAAGCAACGATGACGAGATCCGCTTCACCCGATGTGTATGTCGTTGAGATCGCAACAGACGGCCATAGGAAGCCTTCAGCGGCCTGATTGAGTGACCGCGCAAACTCACGCAGGTAATCCAACAGGCGAATGCGGAACAGTTCACCGATCACCGGGAGGTCGGGGTTAGGTGATACCTTGTTCACTGGCCCTGCTCCGCCATCATTGGCCTCAGTGATTCGATCTCCATCGACCCCGTAAACGTCAGGTCGAACCGATGGAAATTCCCCGCTTGAATCACGTTGTACCAACCGGACGAAAGATCGGTTGAAGCCCCAACGGTCGGCGTGTCTCCGAGGTTCATCACCGTTGATCCGGTGAGAGTCGATGAGGTTGGAGAAGCCCTGAACCGTGGACGAACTCGAGTGACAGCACTCACAGCGACTTCATCGCCATACCAACCCGTTCTGAGAGAAGAAGACGCCCCGCCACCAGAGAGAGATGTCAGCTTGTACGTACTGGAGATGTACGAAAGAACAGGCGTCGAAGCGTTCCAGAACGGCGAGTCGTAACTGATGCTTGGGAGGTCTGCGTAAGTTGAATACAGCGATCCAATCGAGTCATAGGTGATCGTCGAGGTGACCGCCTCCAAAACATCGAGGATGGTCAGGTCAAACGCCCCCCATCGTTGAGTTCCGTAGTGATAGACCAAACACGAGTTCAGCGTGCCATCAGATCCTGATGGGTAGAACCAGTAGATCGTCTGCGTCGCTCGGTCGTGGATCGCCTGGATGTTTGAGGCATACAGACGATTCAACCTAGCAAAGAACCACTCACGGACACCAGCACCGATAGGAGTCGGTCGAGTGCCATCGAAGGCGTATATGTCGTCACTACCGATGAAGTAATGAGCCGACTGAGCTGCGACTACCGCATCACCAGACGGACAGCCGACATCGGTTGAGACGCACTGCCACTGCCACACCACAGGAGGGCCGACGTACTGCCCGACGTAGATCGATTTGTCTTTGTAGGCAATGATCCCGCTGTTCAACCGCTTCAGTCCGGTAATTGCCCCAGCGGTTTCAACCAACAGACCGGAGGTTGCCTGCGTCGAGACATCAGGCGCCCAAGTTCCGGTCGGGTTGAAGATTTGAGAGCACCACCACCGATTGCCCTGATCCCCGTATGAAGTTGACAGACCCGATCCGGTGTCATCCACGTTAGCCAGTATTACAAAGCCAGCCGCCGCTTCCATGCAAGCCGCTTTCGGAGCATTCGACACATCAGCAAAGGCGCCAGACGTTGACGATTGCAGAACCGTCGATTTATTGATGGCAAGAGAGGTATTACCGAACTGCGCAAACCTCCAACGCGCAGCGCCAGCGGTGTAGTTGCCGGCCCTGGAGACGTCAGTCCACGACGAAGACCCGGCTTCGTAGAGCTTTGTAGAAGTCCCGACGATGGTCCTAACTGACCCATCCAACTTAACGAGAAACGCCCCACCCTGAGAAGCCGCCGCGAGAGCAGACAGGCCCGCATCAATCCCACTCGGAGGGGACTTGTATCCCCTCAACGTCGGGACTCCCACAACGCTCTGAAGGATCTCGGGCGCGATGTCGGATGAGTCGGGCAGGAACGAGAGCATTACGCCAGGCTCGGGAATTCGTTATCCACAACCGTCTGGATCTGAGCATCTGTTGCTGTAGACCCAGCGTTGAGAACCGCAGCAGCTACGGCCACTCGGTTAATCAGCCTCTGGCGGTTCTCGCCGCTGATTCCAGAGGTCATCACAGACCGTGCAAATGCCTTCAACTCGGCAGAACCGTTGCCCTTCAATACGTCTCGTGCAGAGACGAGGAGCGCAATGTCGATCTTTCGACCGAAGTCAACGGACTCACGAAGCGAAGCAATCTCTAGATAGGTCGCCATCAAACATAGTCCGGTTGAATGTCGCCACTGACCAACTGCGCAGACTCCTTCCGAAGCCTTGAATACTCACGGTCCTTGATCGCCGAGTGAACCTGCGACATCGGAACGTTAAGAAGTTGATCTCGGAAGATGGACTCAAGCGATGCGTGCTTGATGAGCATCGCCGCATCGGTCGTCCATGCGTTTGAGTCACCGTCCGCAGGTTCATCGATGACCTGAAGGTAGGAGATCGTCAGCGTGTAGGCAGAATCAGGGATGGGGTACAGACGAAGCTGGTTCGCGTACCAGGCCCAGGAATAGGGCTGAGACTGCGTAGAACTGGTGGTGGTCTTTTCCATCCAGTCATACGACTTTTCATCGAGCATCACCTTTCGCCCGTTGATCTCGATAGAGATCGAGTCAATTTCGGCGATGTCGGAGGGGATGTCCGGAGACGAATAAAACTCCTGACCAGCAACGGTCGAGAAGTCGTCACGTACTTGGTTGAACGCGAACCTACGCTTTTGATAGAAGCGAATCGCGTTACTGAGTGCGTCGCTGATACTTGCGCTTAGGTCGGTGCGGTTCTGAAGAGCGCGGACCATCTGCGACTTGAGTTCGGTTAGCGTCACTCGTCACCTCTGGAGAAAGGGGCGCCACCCTCTGAGCAGCGCCCCTCATTGCGTAGATCGCTCGCCTACGGCAAGGATCAGCCATCGTTGTCCGGGATGTACGCAATCACGATCTCGCCAGAGCCGGCAGAGGCGCCAGCGGTCGAGACGACGTAGGCTTGCAGCACCGTGTCAACAGACACCAGATTCGACACAGCTTCATCGATGGGCACGAAAGCAATCGAGCCCAAAGCGAGAACGGTGGCAAAGTTGTTGGTGCCCGAGTCCGTCGATGCGCCGATGTCCAGCGTGTTGGTCGTGCCGCCGTTGAAAGCGACGTTGACCGCAACGCCAGAGATCGGCTTCAGGATCAACGACCCGGCCGGGATGGTGCCAATCGTCACCGTGGTGCCGTTGTCGGCGTAGGTGATCGACTTGCGAAGGTAGTGGATCTGCTGCGTCGTGAATTGACGCGCAGTGGTTCCAGCGGTTCCGGTTGCCATGCTTCCTCCTGATTAGTGAGCGGCGGCGTAAGACGACGCGACGATGGTCCCGAAGTCGGCGGAGTTGAATTGCGCCTTCTTGATGCCGAAGACCAGGCCAGCACTAACGCCCAACTGGTTGCCGTAGTCGAACATTTCTTCAACCCACGACATCTCGCCAGACGACGAGTCCTTGCCATACGCCATCACGCCAGCCTGAGCGCCAGCGAACACCGCACGGCGCACCGTGGAGATCGCCGCCGAGGTGGACGAGTTGACGCCGGTCGGGACACGGGTGGACTCATGGAGCACCACGCCGTTGTAAACACCAAGAGCGCCCGTGAAGATCGGGTTCTTGGTGTCGCCGGAGCCGGTCAAAGCCGCCTTCTGGATGTCCAACCATTGACCCGTAGAGGTCGAAGTGCGGATGTCATACACCTGATACGGGTGCAGGAACATCGCGAACACATC